TGGCATTTATTCCAAGAGGTGTTGATTCACCAGGTTCTATGTCTACGATAGGTTATGCTAAAAAATTTGGAAAAAAACATCTTGTTATTGATTAATTCATATATTTATATATACGAGTTATAAACAACAGGAATAGGTTATGAAAAAAGATACTTTAACAAAGTTGACATCCGTTAAAATTCTTAAATCTTTATATGAGCAATTTAAGTTTAAGACTGTCAACTCTTCAATGAATTTACAGAAGTTAGTCAATCGTTCTATTCATCAGTATATTCACGATAATGCGATAAAAGAACAAATAGAAAGTTATGACCAACTTCATATTAGTGGGAGTCAATTTTAATGAGAAAAAAAATATTAGATGCTAGCAGATTACACTTCAAGGCTCACATTGAAAAACATAGAATCAATGTTGAGAATCTTTTACAGAAAGGTGTTGGGGTAGCTGAACATCCTGACATTATGGAAACGATAGAAAAAGAGTTAGAAATTATTGCTGAGTATGATGATAAGTTAGAAGTGTTGGACAAATACTTCTTTATGCAATATGTAGATGACAAAGAGGTTATAAATGGCTAAGAAAAAGATATTATTAATGTCAGATGATTTACGAATGCATAGTGGAATTGCTACTGTATCTAAGGATATCGTGTTTGAGACATTAAACGAATATGATTGGGTTCAGATGGGTGGAGCTATTAAACATCCTGAGGTTGGTAAAATAGTTGATATGTCACCTAGTCTTACAGAGTTTGGTATAAAAGATGGTTATTTAAAAATATATCCAGTAGATGGGTATGGTAATGAAGATTTATTAAGAGAAGTTATTGAAATGGAAAAACCAGATGCTATTCTTCATTATACAGATCCTCGTTTTTGGATTTGGTTTTATAATATGGAATCTGAGATTCGTAGAAATATACCAATATTTTATTATAACATTTGGGATGACTTACCAGATCCACAATACAATACTAACTACTACAAGAGTTGTGATTTGTTGATGGCAATATCAAAACAAACTTATGGAATCAATAAAAGATTATTACCTGATTATAAAGATTGGCAGATAACTTATGTACCTCATGGTATTTCAAATAGAAGGTTTAATAAAATAGAAGATGATGATACTTCACTATTAGACTTTGAAGCTAAACATGGTATAGGCGATAAGAAGTTTAAAATACTTTATAGTAATAGAAACATCAGAAGAAAACAACCTGGTGATGTTTTATTGTCTTACAAATATTTCATGGATGAGTTGACTCCTGAACAAAGAAAAGAATGTGTATTGATTTTTCATTGTGCACCGATAGATGAAAATGGAACAGACTTACCAAGACTTAAAAAACATCTTATTCCTGATTATGATATTTGTTTTACTTATGATACAGATGGTAAACCTTTTGGTGATAAAGAAATGAACTTGTTGTTTAACTCGGCTGATGTTTATATTAACCTTGCTTCTAACGAAGGATTTGGGTTAGGTAGTGCTGAAGCACTTACTGTTGGAACACCAATTATCGTAAATGTTACTGGTGGTTTACAAGACCAATGTGGGTTTAAAAAAGATGGTAAGTTTTTAACACCTGATGATTATATTAGTTTAGGTTCTAATCATTTGGGAACTTATAAAGAACATGGTGAATGGGTATTTCCTGTTTATCCAACAAATAGGTCTTTACAAGGTTCACCAGCCACACCTTACATTTGGGATGATAGATGTATGCCAGAAGATGCTTCCGTTCAGTTAAGAAAACTATACGACTTGGGTAGAGAAGAGAGAAAGAGACTTGGTTCGTTAGGAATGGAGTTCTGTAAAGAAAATCAAATAACATCAAAAGTTATGGGACAAAATTTTATTGATTCTATGAATAAAGCTTTTGATGAGTGGAAACCTCAACCTAAATATTATATGGAGGCAGTATGAAACGGAATGTGTTAATGATAGCACCTTTTAACACTCGTAGTGGTTATGGTGACCACGCTCGTTCTCTTTTTTATTCTATTATGGATAGAGAAGATTTAGATGTTAAGTGTATAGATGTTAAGTGGGGAAACACACCACGAAATCATCTAAGACCAGAAGTTCCAAGACATAAAAAGTTGTTAAATACTTTCATAACTCAAGACCAAATACAAGGTCAACCTGATATACTTATTGATATCAGAATACCTAATGAGTTTGCTACTGGTGGAAAAGTCAATATAGGTATAACTGCTGGTGTAGAAACTGATGTTGTATCGCCTGAGTTTTTAGAGGGGATGAATCGTATGAACTTTAATATTGTTCCATCTCGTTTTACGGCCAATACTTTTAATAAATGTGTTTATGATAAGACAGAAGATTTACCTAATGGTCAAAAACAAAAAATTGGTGAACTTAAAAATGAGAAGGCAATAAAAGTTCTTTTTGAGGGAGTTGATACGGATATATATTGCCCTAAACAAAAACATGAGTTGGAGAAGGGATTGTTTGAAGAGTTAAATAATCTTATCAAAGAAGACTTTGCTTATCTTCATGTAGGACAATGGGGTAATGGTAATTTTGGAGAAGATAGAAAAAATATTGGAATTTTGATTAAATCTTTTTTAAAGTCATTTGCTAATATCCCAAATCCACCTGCACTTGTTCTTAAAACCAATGGTGCTAACTTTAGTCTTCTTGACAGACATGATATTAAAAAAAGAATAAAATCAGTAAAGGATATGTTTACAGGAGTTGACTTACCAAATGTTTACTTAATACACGGTGATTTTACTATTGAAGAAATGTCTACACTTTACAATCATCCAAAGATTGCTGCTTTTATAACTTGTACTCATGGTGAAGGATTTGGACGACCAATGTTAGAAGCCAGTTGTTGTGATTTACCTGTGATTGCTACTAAATGGAGTGGTCACCTCGACTTCCTTTCAGATTCAGAGTCTATGTTGATAGATGGATTTCTAAAAGAAGTTCCTAAATCAGCTCTTTGGAAACATATTATCGTAAAACCATCTAAGTGGTTTAGTGTAAATGAAGCTGATGTAGTTAGAAAGATTAGAACTTTTCATAAGAAAAGAAAACTGATACAAAAGAAAGCTACTCGTTTGGGAAAGAAAAACAGAAGAGAGTTTTCTTTGAGAGCTATGGCTAAAGAGTTTAACATTATAATAGATGAAGTTGTTAAGGGTATACCACAAGCTGTGAGTTTAAATTTACCTAAACTAAAGAAGGTTGGTGGTAATAATAATCCACAACCTGCACAAGTAAAATTACCTAAACTAAAGAAGGTGACTTAATGTACGATGATTTTATGTTAAAAGTAAAATGCCCAAACAATGGTTCAGAGTGTTCTATTGTCGGTGGTAAGGTAATGGAGTCTATGGTTCTATTGGGTGATGGTGAACAAAATATGCAGTGTTTATCATGTGGGTTTGCTTCAAATAACAATATGAAAACCCACATTCAACCTTTTCCTGAAGATTTCAAAGATGTCTGTGTTGAAACAGACAAAGGTAGATATTGGGCACCATCTGTATTCACAACAGAAAACTACAATGTAGTCCCTATGGTCGATAACGGTGTATTGAAGTGGAGAATATTTGCCCATCAGGATCCCGAAACAGAAGTGGTAGTTCCACTATTTTCTGATGCTTTTAAAATGGTAGAAAAATTGGAGAAAACTCTTGGCGACGCGATACAACAACAGACGGATAATTAAATCCTTTCAGACAATTCCAACTGGTAGATTAATACCTGGTATGATTGTAACCTTTAACTATTCAGAAAAAGGTGTTAAAGATCCTCGTCCTATTTTACTTTTCTTACATAAAAATTTGAAGACTAATAATCTTGAGGGTTTGAATATGAATTATCTTAACCCTACAAAATTAAAAAAATTATTTGATGTAGCTGACTTTAAGAAAACTAAATTAGATGAAGTAGAAAACTTAATTAACTTGAAAGATGATTATTTTCGTGTTCAAATTTCTAATCCAAAGAAAAGGTCTGCTATGTCTACTAAAAGGTTTTACGGTGATGTCATTTTAGCGGATAAATATTTTAAACAAGCATATCGTTCATATAAATTGACTAATTTAACTTCGTTAAAGGTTACACAAATTAATATAGAATTTATAAAGAGTAAAAATGAAAATTAGTTATTCCATCTTGGTTCACAATGAAGATGAAAGTTTTGAAAAGTTATTACACAGACTGATAGAATACAAACAACCACAAGATGAGATTGTGGTACTTGACGACTATTCTGATAATCCAAAAACAAAAGCTGTATTAGATTATTTTCATTCTACTGATGATATAAAATTAGACCAAAGAAGTTTAGCTGGTGATTATGCTACACAAAAAAACTACCTTAAAGGTATGTGTGCTGGTGATTATACCTTTAACTTAGATGCTGACGAGATGATATCTCATTGGTTTATGAAAGATATTCATGAGATACTTGAGAGTAATGAAGTAGATTTAATTTATGTCCCAAGAATAAATACTGTAGAAGGTATAACAGAACAACATGTTAGAGCTTGGGGATGGCAAATCAATGAAAAGGGGTGGATAAACTATCCTGATTGGCAAGGTCGTATCTTTCGTAATCGACCAAATATTCGTTGGGAGAAACCTGTTCATGAACAGATAGTGGGG